ATTCACTTGAAAGAGGGCGAACAGGGCTTTTTGCATGAGATTCAGAAGAATGTGTTGGAGTTTCGATGCTGACGGTGTGGGAACGTCCTAAACGGTGGAGTGGTTACACGCTGGGTGTGGATACGGCGGAGGGTTTGGGGCATGGCGACTATTCGTGCGTGCAGGTTATTGATGTCAAGGAGGGTAAACAGGTCGCTATCTGGCATGGTCGTATCCCGCCTGACGAGTTGGCCTATGAGGTTTACAACATTGGTGTCTGGTACGGGAATGCTTTGTGTTGTGTGGAGTCGAACAATCATGGGTTGACGACGATTGTGCAGTTGCGCCAGTTGGGGTACCCCAATCTGTTTCGTAAGCGTTCTTTGAACAATGAGTCGAACAAGATGACTCAGGAGTTTGGGTGGAAGACGACGCGTACATCCAAGCCGTTGATGATTGACGATTTGGGTATGGCGTTGAAGAACGAAGAGTTGATTTTGCATTGCCGGGACACGATTGGTGAGTTGCGAACATTTACTCGCAATGAACGCGGTTCAATGTCGGGGTCGCCTTATGATGATCGGGTGATGGCGTTGGCTCTGGCAAACCAGATGCGGAAGTATGCGTTTATCCCAGAGTTTGTTCAGAAGATTGATGATACGTTCACGTTTGATTGGTGGCGTAGACAGATCCCGTCGAACGATCCGGAGAACAGTAATATCGGCACTAACTCGTTTCGTGGGACAGCCTGAGTGTATGTGTAGGACAATCTAACGAAAGGGAAAGTCCTTGAGCAAGCCAAACAAGTACAACGCGTCCGGTATGGGTGCAACGATGAGGTTGAACACCGCTCAGTTGTGGAATGGTCCTGCCCGTCCGGGTGGATCACAGAAGGCAACTGTGAAAGAGGGTGCTGACAACGCTCATCCCGGCAAGTTGGGTTCTGGCGTGCATGGGCGCGAAACGCCGTTCAACCAGCACGGTGAAACGGGCAAGGTTGAGCCGTCCGCCTCGCAGCCCAGCGGTGCCGTTCACAGCACTTGATCCTTCCCCCGGATGCCACATATGTAGAGTTCCATGAGTACGTGGAGTCTCTGCATGGTCCTAAGGACGCCGCCGAGATGGCGGGTCTATGGGAGTGGCGCCAAAAGTTGTTAGGAGTCAGAGTTGTGACTGGACGCACGATGCGTGAGATGCTGCCCCCAGATGAGCAGCATTTGACTTTGCGCCAACGTGAACGAAAGGTCATCGCTGAGGCTCGTGCGGCAGGGATAGAACCTGAGAGGGCACCCGCCTGATGGCGAAAAGCGAACATTACGAAGAGGTCCATGACCGATTGGAGATGGCCCGACGGTGGCGTACCGAAGAAGGGTACGACCCCAAGTGGCATCGACTGATCGACTTGTACCGGGGTAAAACCTATTTCGGTGTTCGTGATCCATCCGATGGGTCGGATCGCGTGTCAGTAAATCTGGCGTTTTCGACGGTAAACGTGATCGAACCATCTGTCGCTGTGAACCATCCGAAGATCACGGTTCAGGCAAATCAGGAACAGGATCAAGACCGGGCCATTTTCGTTGAGTCTGTTGTCAACTATTTGTGGCGGCATCACGACTATCAGAAATCTTTCCGGCGTGCCGTCAAGGACTTTCTGATAGTGGGTCATGGTTGGCTCAAGGTTGGTTGGCGTTTCGTTGAGGTTGAACGCCAGATGACTGGCGATGAACGTCGATCTCGTTTGGACAGCGCCCAAACGGAGGTTGATGACTTTGCTGCGGTGAATCCGCAGTTGGCTGGGAGTTTGCCATCGTCACAGGATCTGGTTGATTCGGTTCCTTCTACGATGGTGGAGATCGTGGAAGATCAGGCATTTGTTGAACGCGTTTCTCCATTCGACATGTTTGTTGATCCTGAAGCGACCTGCTTGGAGGATGCCAAGTGGGTTGCGCAGCGGATTGTCCGCCCGTTGGCGGAGGTGAAGAAGGACAAGAGGTTCAAGGCGCAGGCGCGTCGGACTTTGACAGCCGACGCTGGCCTGAAGATGCGGTGGGATTCCGACTACGAGCGCGAGCAGTATTCTGAATCCACGGATCGTGTCACGCTGTATGAATACTATGACATAAAGAACGGTACTATTTCTGTTTGTTCCCATGACGGGGAAACATTCCTTCTGGATCCGGTGTCGATGCCGTATGACTTCGGTATCCCGTTTGTCATGTTGCGCAACTATGATGTGCCAGATCAGTTCTACCCGATGGGGGACTTGGAGGCAATTGAATCGCTTCAAGAAGAACTGAACATGACCAGAACGCAGATGGTGAACCACCGTAAGCGTTATGCACGAAAGTATCTGTACCATGAGCGTTCGTTCGGCCCGGAGGGCCGTGAGGCTTTAGAATCTGATACTGATGGTCGGTTCGTGCCGGTTGTGGACGAGAACCGTAGTCTTTCCGATGTGGTCATTCCATTGGCGCAGGTGCCTTTGGCACCGGAGATTTACAATCATTCTGCAATCATTGAAGGTGACATCAATGTTGTAAGTGGTGTTTCCGAATATGCGCGCGGTCAAATGCCGGAGGTTCGTCGTACGGCGACGGAAGCCAGCATCATTGCAGACGCTGGCAATGCCAGAGCATCCGACAAGTTGGCGAAGATCGAACTGTCTATCGGCTATGTGGCCCGTAAGGTCATTCAGTTGTTGCAGCAGTACATGACGCGTGAACAAATGGTTCGCATCACCGGCAAGGACGATAAACGATTCTTTGTCGCTTACACGCGGGATGACATACTGGGTGAGTACGACTACTCCGTTGAGGGTGGTTCAACGCAGCCAATGAACGAGACTGCCCGTCGGCAGCAAGCCATTTCGCTTATGAACGCTGTAGGCCCACTGGTCGGAACCGTTATCGACCCGTTTGAGTTGGCCCGGCATGTTCTGCAAGACGGGTTCGGGGTAAAGAATCCTGACAAGTTTATGATGAAGCAACAGCAGCCCGCAGCGCCTGAAGGCGCGCCTGCTGGGGCACCACCTCCGGGTCCACCTCCACCGGGAGGAATGCCACCACCACCTATGGGTGGCGGCATGGGTCCGGGTCCAGTCCCCGATCAGGTCTTTGAGGCCACCGGGGGCGTACCGCCAGAGTTGTTGGCGCAGTTGCAGAACCAGATGGGTCTGGAACTGCCGAACATGTAGCGGGACAGTTACAACATTATCGTAGGAACACCCGAAAGGATTCCTTATGGCATACGGAGAGACTTCAACAGGGGACTCGTTCACCGTCAAAGTAGACGGTCGTGAAGAGCAGGTTTCATTGAATGAACTTCAAAATGGGTACCAGCGACAGGCGGATTACACCCGTAAGACGCAGGAGTTGGCATCCGAACGCGAGAGATTGGCTCAAGGAGAGGCAATCGTCCAAGCACTAGAGGCTGACCCGGAAGGAGCGATTACTGCTTTGGCAGGATCATTCGGAGTTGGTGTGGGCAACCAGAAGTCGTCGTCACCTGAACAGGTTGATTACGAGGACGTGGACCCTGATGAAGTTCGCTTGCGGCGCATTGAGTCTTCCATTGAAGAACAGAACCGCGCGTTGAGACAGCAAAACTTGCAGAAGGAAGTGAAGACACTCCGCGACAAGTACGAGAATGTCGATTTTGATGAGAAGGCGCTGTACGCGCACGCTCTGAAGAACAAGATCAACAACCTTGATGCCGCATTCACCCATATGAACTGGGATAAAATGCAGACGGTAGCCAAGGATGCTGAGATCGTTGAAGAGAAGCGTGCAGCCCAGATCGTTGATGGCATACCCGGTTCCTCAGAAGGAAACGTGGAACGTGCAGTTCGTGCGGTGGATTCGATTCGTGATGCTTTTTCGCTGGCAACCCAAGAACTATCCGATTCATAACAACTACTAGAAAAGGGGTGACTTAGCATGGCCGCAGGAAATGATGCATTCAATCAGATTCTTAGCACTACGCTAAAGAACTACATCCCGAAGTTGGCGGATAACGTCTTTACTGCCCGACCGCTGTTTTATGCGCTAACCAATGGACAGACATTGCGGCGCATCAGCGGGGGTGCAAAGATCGTTGTTCCGATCATCTACGGGACGAACACGACTGCCGGTTCCTACGCAGGCGACGACACTATT